TTGGCAATAGTTAGTAGCACAATCAACCAACAAGTTTTTAGTTCTAGAAACTTCCAATTGAGCATAGTAAGGAGCTCCTGTAGTTTCTACTTCATTGTTAAGTCCATCAAAACCTGTACCACCTGGCATTTCCATATATTCTTCCCACTGAAGGTCAGCACCAATACCTTTTGGCATTTGCATAGCTGACATATCAACTGCAGTATAAGTACTATTTGGAGCCCATCCTGAGTTTAGAATAGTTTGGATTGATCCAATAGTATATCTTTGCATGATACTTTCTGCTTTAGGGAAACATCCACAATCTTGAGTGTTAGTTTTAAATGTAATTTGGAAACCAGCAGCATAAGTAATACCATTTACTGTAAGTGCTCCACCTGTAATAGTTGATACACTATTTACATATTTGTTCAACAAAGTGTTAGCATTAATTTCAGCAATGAATTTGTCTCTCAAGTTATTTGGATCTGGAGTGTAGTTGCAATCTCCATCACAAGAAGGACAAGTCTCAGATTGAACTGAAACCAATTCTACATGGTATCTATTTTCTGGGTAGAAAAAGTTCAATGTAGGATCTTTTAGACGAACACCAATTGAATAGTTTGTAGAACACTCTACACAAGAAAAGTAAAATGATGCAGTGTTTGATTGACCAGTTTGTGGAGTTTCTGCATTAGCATAGTCAATAAGACAAGAAGAAATATTTTCTCCATTGCTCATTCTTACTTTAGAAGATTTTGTAGGTTGTCCTGTAACTGTTCCAACACCAATAGCAATAAATACAGTTTTTGCAGCTGCAATAGTTGTATTACTTACTGCTGTGTTAGTTGCAGCATCATAAAAACCAATTTGACCTGGAGCCAAATTGTACCATTTGTTTGTTGAATCGTACAAAGCTGTACCATTAGCAACAATTCCTAAATTCCCTTTGGTTGGAAGGAAAATAGTTTTTTGAATTCTAGTTGACATAATTTAATATTTTAAAGTTGTTTAAAGATTATATTTTTGAAATTTGTAAAATTTTATTTAGTTGAGATTCAAAATCAATTGTATTTCCTACATCTCTCATTGCAACTAATACTGCAATGTCTATAATTTTATTTGCTTGAAATGTAGAGTCAATTTCTATATCTCTTTGTACCGCTGGTGTACCATCTGGAAGATTATATTTTCCTCCACCATTAATAAAATCATCTGGGTTACCAGGTCTTAATGGTTTCCTAACATAGGAAAGATATATTTTTTCTATTATAAAATCAGTATAGTATAGATATAATTTATTTCCTGATATATCCATGTTTACTCTTTCAAAAGTAAATGATGGATCAAACATTGGATCTGTTTTATATATATCATCTTTTCTGACAATATAATGTTTTATTTGTTTTTTATTTGTGCATGGAGGTTTAGAACACAGAGAATATGATTCTAAATGTCTATAATAATTATCAGGTAAATCTACTGTATAATAATTATTAGTTACTTGAGTGACTGGCAACTCAAGGTCTTTAACTTCAAGTTGCCTAATATCATCTCTTCTCTTTTGATTTAACTCTAGTTGCTCACATATATTTTCAACATAAATAATATAAGCTTCCCAAAGATATTCATCTATTTGAGGGATTAGAAAGTTTGCATTTCTAAGTCCATCTACTTTATTAGCGTGTTGTTTAAATTTGTAATGAGCTTCTTTTATTGAATACATTATTTCATCTTAGCTTTTAAAGCTTCTTCCAAAGTTAATAATAATGCAGAGTTTTCAGGCTTTGATAAAAAGTCTACAATATTTATTGTATCTGTTGAAAGTTGCTCTCCATTAAATAATACTTTTGTGTTTTCTTTTCTTAATACAGCATATTGAAATAACTTTTCTACTATAACAGTTAATTCAAGTTTTGCTTTATTTTTAGGATCAGAAAGCTCTAAGAATAAATCTTGTATTGATGATAATGTATCTTTAGAACTATTTTCTGTAATTTTAGAATATAATAAATCTTCTACAATAACATCTTTTTCTTCTCCTGTTAATTTAATTCCAAGGGCAGTAGCCATGTTTCTTTTTTGAGATTTAGTAAGAGCTTCAAATCTAGTGTGAAGTTTACTACTTCTTTCTCTTTTACTTTCTCTTATTACTGCATCTGCTTCTTCATCTGCAATAATCCACTCTGCTGTTGGATGTTTAGACAAATTATTTTCTCCAATAATTGTCATAGGATCTGCACTCATTATTGCATAGGTAAGTTCATCCAAAGGATTTCTTAAATCTAGCAATGCAACATCTCTACCTAATTTAGCTTTACAACTTCTATTTGTAAAGAAGGGATCCAATCTATTTGTTGGATCTGAACTTTGGATTTTTGCACCTGTAACTTCATCATTAAATCCAAGTTTTTTAACCAATGTATTTATCTCTTCTGGAGTATATCTTGCATTAATTGGTCCTAATACATATTGATAAGTAACTTTATCAAAATTAGGTCTTATAGTATTACTATTAGCTAAGAATGCGTAAGTCTCACCTATTTGTCTATAAGATGGATCTATATTTACTTGCCAATGTTTATTCTTTAAAATATTGGGGTAAATTTTTACTTTTTGTGGTCTTGTTTGTGTGTTTGACATATTGTATTATTTTTGTTTGTGTGTTTAAAAATAGTAGCAATGACTCAGACTCGAACTGGTTAATTTGGTTTTTTTGTACCTAGAGATCCTTACCTCCCTCCTGCTATCCTTCTACTTGTTGTAGAAAAAAAAGGGTATGATTAGGTGGCTCATACCCTAAAGCCTAAGTTAATTATTTTCCTCTCAATACAGCTGGAATAAGCTCACCACATTTAGTAACATCTTTAACCATGATACCTGCATCTTCCATTCTATGAACTGTCCAGAAGTCACCTGCGTGAGACATCATTGCACCTTGGTTATTTCCATAAGGGTTTGACAAACCACCTGTGTAACCATAAGCTGCATTTCTTGTAGATTTCAAGTAAGAAATGTTTTTACCAAAACCATCTCCCAAACCATAGTTTACAAATGTAAATCTTGAAGATTCAGCTGGGTAACCATTTTCATCAAGTATAGTGTTAAATGTAACGTCATCATAAGCTTTCATGTGCATAACTGTCAATGAACCTCCAAATTTCAATGTATATTGTGTCCAAGGAGTTTCAGTGTAAGACAATCCTTTTGGTCCACCTGGTACCAATGAAGTTCCATCAGTTTTGATGAAATAGTCTTTCATATCTTTGAAGTATCCTTGTGTAATTTGGTTGATAGCTTCGTCAAATTTTCTCAATCCAATCTCACCAGTCCACATTACAACATTACGTTGGTCATAAGCAACTCTACCAAAGAAAATATCTGTCAAGAAATCTTTGATCAAACCAATAGAGAAAGTGTTATAGTATTCTCTGTATCCATCTTCTAGAATTTCTTGAAGACCTGGTCCTTGGTTTACATAGTATCCTGTAGAATCATCAACAACTGTAGAAGTACTTCTTTGATACATCAAGTGAAGTTCTTTTTCCATTTCAAACTCTTTGTTGAATTTAACCTCTGCTACTGAAGTAATATACATATTACCTTTGTTTTTAGTATTCATAGCAGCAACAATTCTTTTTTGGAATGAATCAACAGACTCACCTTGTTTTCTTCCTGCAAGGATCAACAAGTCAGCCTCAGTCAAATTACCATTCAATTTTCTTTGAGCAGCATCTCCTGTCATTTGATATTGTTTTCTAAATCTAGAAAGACCAGAACGGAATTTAATTTTTCCGATTGAATCAACACTCATTGAACCACCTTTAACAGATGCCTCAGAATAAGTAGAAGCCATTTTCATAATTCTTGATCCAATAACAAATAGATCAGTTGGTACAAATAATGTCGGATCATCAGTCATCAACTTAACAGTATAAACTGTAGCTGATCCATCTTTTTGACCTGCAGACATTACACGCATGTTGAATTTTTTACTATCTGTAAATACCAAAGTATCTCCTTCAACATAAGTACCCAAATCAATTTTAATTTTAAAAGGTCTTTGAGCAATACCTTTTGTAGTGTTAGAAGGCTCAACGTCTTCAATCAATAGAGCTGGTCTGTAACCAGATACCATGAACTCCCACTCTACTTTGTTACCCTCTACAGTGATAACATCAGCACCTTGTGCAAGTTCCAATAATGGAGATGTTCCATCAAACAATGTTTTCATAGAAGCCAATTGACCCATACCACCCAAAGCCTCTACATCAGTCTTAATAAGACCTGCTTGGTAAAGGTTATTTAGATTGGTATAATTCATACCCCAGTTACGATCTCCCGTAAGCATAGGTGCTTTTATAATACCGAATTTACTTTGTGATAATTTCATGTTAGTTTAATTTTATTTTTTTTTGAATATTTTAATTTATGAATTCTAATTTAATTGTCTCAGGTTTTTGTTTACCAGACTTCTTTTTTAAAGTTTCAGCTAGTCTACTTTTAACCCTACTTTCAACTTCTATTTTATCAGATTTATCAGATAGTCCTTCATATAGTTTATAAGCTAATGCTACCATCTTTTCAGGATCTGATAAATATTCATTTAATACTTTTTTAAATCCTGTTGAGTTTCCTACAACATCTCCTTTATCATTTTTAATATCTAATGGAGAAAAGATAAAATCTTCAAAGTTACTTTTTTCATTTTTAGCAATAACTACATTATTACTTTTTCCAGATTTAATAACTTCTCTAATCTTAGAAACTGTTTTTACATATTGTTCTCTTTGAAGTTTCATATATTCTTCTTGAGATTCAATTAACTTTTGTTGTTGTGTTTCTCTAAAGCTTTGTAGTTCTGATTGAATTTTACTAGCTTGGTTAAATAGTTTTCCTTTTTCTTTATAACCTTCTACCAATTCTTCAGACTCCTCTTCATCCAAACCTTTTACATTTAAAAGATAATTTTTTACTAATGCAGTTGCATTATCTTCATCTTCAATGTTTACATCAACCCAGTTTGTTTGTTCGTAAGTAGAAATATATTCATTTATATCTCCACCATTTTTTAAAAATTTAAGAACGCCATCTACTTTTGGATCATCAACTTTGTAAGCTTGTTTCACCATTTGTAAAGCTCTGTCTTCAACTGTATTTTCATAAGCCTCAAACAAAGCATCTTCATCACCATCCCAATCCTCTGGTAAATTTAATAGTCTTTTTTCTGCTAGCTCTGAAGCAAATACTTTTAAAGGATTTACTTCTTCATCATCTTCATCATCAGAATCAGAATTAAATTCTTCTTCTATTTTTTTATCTTTATTCTTTTTATTTAGAATGGTAGACTTTTCTTCATCTGAAAGATCTAACTCATCTAAATTTTCTTCATCAACTAACTCAGGATTAATTAAATCATTTTCAGTTTCTTCTTCTTCAGAGTCTGATTCAAACTCATTAATTGAATCTATTTTGTCTGTAAGATTATCATCATTGATAATATTATCATTAAATTCTAGGATCTCAAAATCCAAACTGTTTTCTTGCATATTATATTGTTTTATGTGGGTAAAAATTAATTGTTTTGTACTGCAAAATTCAAAAAAAATTATTTTATTTTTTAATTTATTTTTTTAATAAATTAAAAATTTTAAAATAAACTCTTTGTTTATAAGGCTTTACAAATTTAAAAAATTATATTTTAGAATTAAATAACTTTTATTTCTTTTTCTAATTTTTTATTTTGTAACTCAATTTGTTTTAATTTCTCAGCTTCTATATTGTTTTTTAAACTATTCTCTTCCTTTAATTTTTCTAACTCAATCAAATCATTTTCTTTGTTTTGATTAACATCATTCATAGCAGCAAATCTAGATGCACTTATATCAGCAGCCTTTAAAGTAGTTGCATTTTTATCATCAGCAATTTGTTTTTCAAATGCCATCTTTTGTTGTTGCATTTGTATTTGCATTTGTTGCATTTGCATTTGTTGTTGCTGTTGTTCTTTTTGCATTTGATCTTGCTTCAATTCTTTTTCTTCTTGTATCTTGTTAATAATATTTTTAATCTCTGTAGCATTCTCAGAAGTTAAAATTTCACTAACTACTCTTAAATCACCTCCACTATTTTGAATAATAGGTTGTATTAAACTCTTTAATTGAGAAATAACTTCTGTATCTTTTAATGTATTGGTAATATATACTTTGTAATTATAGTTAGCAAAGTTTGCAAGATCTGTATTTAATGTGGCTACACTAAGATCTGAAAGTATATAAGAAGCTCTTAAAGGATTTTCTTTATAAATAACTTTACATATTTCAATAAAGTTTTCAGTAGTTCTTTCTTTTACATAATTGTGCATATAAAACCACTTTTCTGTTTGATTAGAAGACTGTATTAAATTTTGTTGATTGTTACCCACACTTTCATAAGGAGATTGCATACCTAATCTAGCAGGGTTATAACTCATTGATTGAGTCATTTTTCTTTCAATATAATCTAATAGGTTTAATTTTTGTGCAATATCTTGTGTATGAGATAGATTAATAGTTTTCCAATATTGTGGATCTATACCCATACTTCTTAAGTCTCCATCTCTTGAAGCACTAATCAAAGCTACTTTAAATTTCTTAATATAAGTCATCCATTGAGTAGGTGTTAAATCCTTAGGAATTTGTTCTTGTAATCCTAATAAGATATTACCTATATCAGTTTTCATAATTTCAATAATCTGGTTGACAATTACATTATATAAAAATTGCCATGGTTTTCCCAAGTCTGTTATTGAAATAGGTGCAGAGTTTCTAGCAGAGTAAACAGTTCCTGTATATGGTCCTCTAATTTGAAAAGGATTATCAATATCTCTATATTGATTAGGAATAGGTTCTATCTTTAAATAAATCTTTGGATGTGTAAATATTTTATATCCTTGCCAGTATTCTGGTATCCAAAGAGTTTCTTGTTTAATATCTTTAGATTTGTCAAAAACATAAGTTTCATCAACTATATTTTTTTCTAAAGTACCATTCTCATTTAATCTATAAATATATTTAATCTTCTTAAGAGTTTTCCAAACAACGTGAGTTACTCTTATTCTTCTTGTTTTGTAATTATCATTGTAATCATCTTGCCAAGGATCTAACCAAGATGGTGTAGTTTCTACATTGGTAGGATTCATAATAGCATTAGGAATAACTTCCCATACTTTAGAATCACCTGGAGAGTTTAATGTAGATTCATATTTATCTAACACTTCTCTTTCTTCTTCTGTAATTAAGTTACCAAAGTGTTGGTATATTTCATATATAGAAAGATACTCATCATAAGTACACCAATCTGATTCATCTAAGTAATCTAAATCTTTTGATTTAGAATAATTAAAGTATAAAGGATTACATACTTTAATAATAGGTTTACCATTCCATTCACCAGTCCAATAAACTTCTTCACCAGTAATAATAACATCTTTCCAACCTTTATCAAATACAAACTTTAATCTATCAGTTCTTATATGATACTGTAAGATTTCATCTGTTAACTTTTCTTCTGGAAGTCTAAAGTTAGTTGCCATATAAGTTTCTACTTCAGGAGGAGTCATTCTATGCATTGTTTCCTCAATCTGATCATTTAAACTTTGTTGAATTTCTTCTAACTTTTGAACATAGTCTGGAGTTGTGTTAGGGTCCATATTAGCTTTGGCTTCCTCTAACTTTTTATCATTCTCTTGTTGAATTTTTTTAAGTAGTTTTTCTCTAACTATCTTAACAGTATTTTCAACTAATAAATCTCTTCTGGTTTTTTGTCTAACAGATTCACTATTAGAACTAGTTGTTACTACTCTTAAGTTAAAAGGTCTTTTAATTTCTTCTCCTTCTAAATCTTGTAGTACTGTTTGTAATATAGGGAAGTGAATATAATCACTCTTATTAAATTCCATTTCAGGAATATCAATTCCTAATTCAGTAGATATAACTTTACCAGTATCTAAGTAACTGTCAAAGTCCATTCTACCATTAAACAATTCATAATTTATTTTAAACTTTTCTTTTCTTTCATTATAATAGTTGTATTGATTAGCAAAATAATCCATCTTGGCTCTAGCCCAAGCATAGTTATCTTCTATCTTTTTCTTATAAGAATACCTGTCTGTACCTTGTTGAGACAACAGTACACTACTAATTATATTTTCACTTACTACCATTCAAAATGAATTTAAATTGCAAATATAAAAAAAAATTAATAATTTATTAAAACTTTATTTTTTAACCTATTATTATGCAATTCTTTATAAAAGTCTGTACTTGTTTTCTTAACAATTTCTTCAGACTCTATAACTACTAATTCTTTATCTTGCTCAATCCAAAGCATTAATAATAAAAATGCAGACACACGGTCAAAGTTACCTTTATTATTATATTGTATTAACTCCTCTAAAAGAAGATCATCTTTAACAGTATTTAAGTTTCTAATAATAACTTCTCTCTTAGTACCATCAATTAATTCTTCTGTATATTTTTTCTTATCTTCTAATAACCATTGTTGAGCCAATCTCAATGAATAATCTTTAAGAGGAGCTGTCATAGGTACTCCAACATCATATTTTAATGTAGGATCTTTAATAGCTTTTTCTATAATTTGTTTTGGAGTTGGTGCTAATATATGATAGTTACCAGTACGCATACAATAGTTTTTAAAGTCAATAATGTTATTCTCAAACATTACTTGAGCATTAAAATATTTAGCAGCTAATACACATTGAAAATGTATTTCATCTGGCATATCATATCTACCTACCCACCAAGCTATTATTTCATTACCATTAGCATCAACAGTATTATTAGATTTATATACATAAATAGCTGCTAATGATGTACCACCACCTTCATCTTTAATAGGGTCATATACTATTCTATAAAGATTAGATGGTATAATACCTGCAGGTGGATGTTCATAAAATTCCCAAGCACCTTTTAAATCTCCTTTTTGATCATGAGGAAATCTATCTATTGGTCTTAAATCTGTATTAGCTTTAAACCTAACTCCATAAATTAAATCTTTATCTGGAATTAAATTACCAATAGTTCTTAAATGTTTTTTATATTGAAATCTATCATTATCTGCTTGTACTTCTCTAAGCATAGCAATAGGGAATTTATTTCCTGTTCTGGATAAAAACATTTCAGATGGTTTAATAGGTCTAGACATTATTAACTCATCATAAGCTACTGTATTATTTGCCTTCTTAGCTTTCTCTCTTTCATACATTTCATACTCTAAAGACTTGGCTACATCTGTATTACCATTCTTATCTTTAAACATTTCATTAGTATAATAAGCTGGAAGAAAAAATCCTATCCTATTTCTACCTTCATAAATATCATTAAAACTTAAAAAGTCATAAGCTTCAGGATCTCTAAATATAATCTCTGTTTCAATAACTTTGTCTACATCTCCTGATGTACCAATGTATAATGAAGATCCGAATTTACCTGTACCCAAGTCTTGTGTAGATCTATTGGCTCCATGAATAGTTAATAAGCTTTCTTCCAAACCAACCTCTTCTATTACTATAACAGTATACCTTCCTCCAACTGCAGCTTGTTTATTATCTTTAAAGGTTTCATGTTTTAATAAAGTACCAGTACCTACTAGCTTAACAGTATTACCAATCTTTTTTTCATAATGAAATCTATATGGATTTTTTGAGTTACCAACTTTTAATGTACCAGAACTTTGTCTTGAGAATGGAGGAGGAAACATCTCTCTACCATCTGAATATTCTCCAGGTAAATTATCAAAAGAGTCTTTTAATTTATTTAGTAAGTCAGAAGATTTAGATGCAATAGGTGCTCCACAAAATATTTCTACTTTATTTTTCTTACCTAAAAAGTCTTCTAAAGTTTTAGCACCATCAGTTAAATACTCATGCTCTAGTATAGCTGATGCCATAAAAGACTTACCACCCCCTCTTGAACCAAATAAAAATAGGTTATAAGAATAATTATCATACAGAGGAATACCTAATTTTTCTTTATGTGTAGAGTTTAAGTATTCTAATGGATCAATATATTCTTTTAATGTACCATCTTCTTTGTAACAATTATCAGTTAGTGTTTCTAATAAATGTAAAGGTATATCTGGATTGTTAGGATACTTTAATCTTTGTTCTTTTAAATATACAGTATAATTACAAGTATAATTATCATCATCTTTAAAACCACTAAAACCTCTAGCAATAAACCAAAGGTTCATAATGGTATAATTTATATCCCATAAATAAGGTCTACTCTTAATCCTTTGTTTTTTTACTGTAACCATCATAGTATGATAGTTAATAAAGTAATAAAGTTGTGGAGGAATATATCTATATCTTATTCCTTGACTAGTATTTTCTGTACCCCAATAGCCATAAACTAATCTATTTAATTCTTCTTTCCAGTATAATTCATAAGCTGTACTACTTGGGTGTAGTGTTGGATGTACTTTAATAAAATCTGAATTATCTTCTATTACAGGAAATAATAAATCTGTATTTATTTGCATTATTTTTTCATATTAGGTTCTTTAGGTTTAACATCATGTAAATCATATTTTAAGTTACTAATTTCTTTAGCAACATTCTTCTTATAATCTTTTAAAGAAATATGTTTATATGAATTAAAAACCATTAATACTTCTGCAAGTGTATTAAATGTTAATACTTTTTCTGAGGTATGATCTACTTCAATTATTTTATCTTCTGTATCAATTAGTATTATCATTGGTTTGTTCTGCAAGTAATTGAGGAGTTTCTTTTAATTGTTGTTCCTCTAAGTTTCTTTGATAAGTTTCTTGTTGTTCTTTATTATAAGTTTTCATTACACTAGACAGCCAAAAGTATTGTCCTTCTTTTAGTGCAAATCTTTCTCTTTGTTTTGGTGTATTATATTTGTTAGGTTTATTTACTGGATACATAATTTATTATTTTGTGTGTAAGTTTAATTTAATAATTTTTCTGCAAAAGATTCTTGTCTACCACCTCTAGCTCTTGTCTCTATATTCTCTGCTTGATACTCTTTATATATTTTACCAAAAGCTTCCCAGATAGGTTTAGACTCCTTCATCATTTTATCTAACATTTCAAAGGTTCTTTCATTATACTTTTGGCTTTCAATAAATTTATTTCTTTCCTCAATCTTATCTTGCCAAGACTTTAATTCTCTTTGTATCTTTGTCATAGCAGTTTTAGAATAAGCTGATATTAATTCATCTAATCTTGAAAAATCAAAGTCATCTTCTTTAATAAAATAAACTTTAATTTCTTCTCTTCTTTCATCATCTCTTAATCTTAACTTAGGACTATTAATATCACACAATAAAAAAATAGCCCACATATATTTAGATGTAAGTTTTTTATCTTTAATTGATTTATAAAAACTAGCATAAGGTTCTACAAATTTAAACTCTGGATTTACTTCCCAAAACTTATCTTTGTTTTCTTCATAATTAGTATTCTGTATCAAACAATAATCCATCTTCTCCGTATTTATAATTATATAAATTTTTTGTATTAACTTTTTCTCCTGTCTCTCTATCAATAAATTCTTTTACAATAACTTCTTCTGTATCATAAAAATTTCTTTTTATTTCATCACCAACTTTTATTTTTCTAGTAGCTACTAAGGAGTGCCCCACTACTTTAACATTAGGATCAAAAGAATGTTTAATATATTTTACAATAGGATCTAATACATGGTAATTTATATCTAATTGTATTGTGTATTGGGTAGGTATCTTAGACTCTTCACAACATATAAATAGTACAGTCTCACCAGTAAAGAATTCTTTATTTGAAAAAACTTCTTTAAACTTTTTGTTTTTTCTAATTTCTAAATTATTATTACTCATGTATTATTCTATCTTTAAAAATTTCTAATAAATCTTCATAATAAAGTATTACATCTTCTCCTCTTAGTAGTTTACTTTTTAATTTAGAACTAATGTTTATATTCTTTAGTTGTTCAATAAAGATATTATTTTTAGTTTTAATTTTAAAATCTTCTTTTGGATATATATGATTTTTATTTAAATCAAATGTAGTATCTATTCTAGGAAAATGAACTGAACATCTAATTGTTCTATCAATTAGTTTTATAGGTACTGTTGTATTTAATAATAATAAAAACCCTGAACTAGAACACTCTTGAATAGGATAAAGAATAACATCTTTATACTCTTCAATAACTAGTGACAGTATATAAACATAACTTACATATCCACCAGGAGTATCTATAAAAAAGTTAACAGGTGATTCATTATTATTAAAAAAAGAAATAGCATTATTTATTTCTTCCAATTCAAAGTTTCCTTCAAATATATAATTAAGATTTGGGGCATTGAAAACCTCTTCATTTGATTTAGCCATAAGACATTAAGTTAGTTGTAAAGAAATTGGCAATGTAATAGTTTCTGCATTACCAAATATATAAACATATTTTGTACCAGGAGATTTTAAATTAATAAAAAATTCTAGATCTACACTTTCTCCTGGGTTAATAATAGTACCTGTAGCAATTCCTGTAGGAGTAGTACAACCACAACTAGCTGTAATACTTCTACAAACAAAATCTATAGTACTATCATTAGTTACTTTAAATACACCTGATTGTGTTGTGTCTCTTCCTCCAGTCAAAGTATAACTGCTTGGAGAAAATATTAGTTTTGCTTGTGTGTCCATTATTATAATTTTATATTGTTATCAATTTTAAATTGTTCCCAAGTTTCTTTATTCATCATACTAGGAAAGCAAGGGTTTTCTTTTCTTTTACAACCATCTGTTCCATAATATAAATCAGGAGTTTCACATCCACATTCAAAACAACTTCCATTTAAAGTACAAGGTTTAGCAGCTTCAACTCTCCACATTACTTGTTCCTTCTCCCATTCAGGTAAAAAACCAGCCTCTCTAACTTGAGCAGAGAGGTAGTTCTTTACATTTTTTAAAGTTATCTTTGCAGGATTTTTAGCATTAGGATTTGCAAACATAGTTTTATTTTAGTTCTAGAATATCCCAGTTCTCATCAAACTCTGACATTCCTGTTTTAGAATCTTTTTCTTTCTCTTCTTGCTCCTTAGTTTCCATCAAAGGATTGTTCTCAAAGTATTTTTTAATACACTTCCAAGTACCTTTTTCTGTATTATAAATCTCTACAGAAAGCAACCAACCATTAGAAATCTTTTCTACTGTCTTGGTAATATCTTCTTTATCATTCTTTTTAGTAAGTGTAAAGATCTCACTCTCTGAGCTTTTAGACATTGAGTAAGAATGTTTTTCTACATTTTTATCTTGGTTCATTAAAAATTTCATTTTGTTTATATTTATTAAATTAAAAATTATGTTTTACTGTAACAATATCTTCTGGAATAAAGAAAGTTAATTCCAAAGGTTTCTCTGGCTCTTCTAGTTTATGACAATAGAAAGCAAATGGCATCATACCTTGTAGGTAAGAACCAAACACAGGTCTTGCTTCTTTATTAGGATCATTTCCTTCTGGATGTTTGTAACTAACAATTGGTCTGTCTACAAAGTTATCTGGTACAGAAATAATATCTCCTACACTAAAAGTAGAATTAGGTCCTACCTTTAATACTTTAAAAGCATTTTTAATCTCTGTAGCTTGTTTGTCTATACCTACTAGTTGAGATGCTAATTCACTTTTGTGAAAAAAACATTGAACTAATAAGTGTTTTTCTTTTTGTATTTCAAAATCAAATTCTGGAATACTTTTTTCTTTAAATTCTTTAATAGTCATTGTGTGTGTTTTTTGGGTTTATAATTTAATTGTTTTAATGTGTTTATAATAATCTTTACTCTTTCTTTATTTCTTTTTTTAAACGCAGCTCTTAGTTTATTTTTTAGTTTAAAAATACTTGGTACAAACTTACCAAATTTCTCCATATAAATTTCTCTTTCTGGAGTTAATAACATTTCTTTTCTTATAATAGATGTATAATCTTTATAAATTAACTCTACTTCTTTAGGATCAATACCTAATCTTTCTGCTACAGTATTATAAATATGTTCCATTTAATTATATTAAATAAAATATATAAATAAAAATTATGTAAATTAAAATAAAAATTATAATTTTATAAGTTTTATTTATAAATAATTTTAAATTATCCTTACTCTTATACAAAAAATGTATTAAGATAGATACATAAATAAAAATTAATACATTAATAAAACTTACTATCTTAATCATTATACTAATATTACATTTATACTATCATCTAAACTAATACATATAGTTAGATTTTTATAGTTAGTTAAGTCCTCATAGTCTTCTAAACCCATCTCTCTTTTTAAAGTTTGATAAGTTACATTATTCATAATTAAAAATTTTCTATACTTAGAATTATATTGTTTAATTAAATCTATAATACTCTTATTCATAATTTAATGTTATTTCTAGTTTAAAATCTTGACTGTTATATAATGTAATTAACCAATTAGGTATTTCATATTTCTCTATCTTAGCTTTAGAAAACTTATCACTTGAAATACTCATTTGTTTTGTAATAATATTATTCTTAATTAACCTATCATTAATATAAGCTCCTACATAAGAAGAATAAACTCCTATTTCTTTTGCAATAGCTACATGCATTTGGTTCATATTTTTAAAAGTTTTACCATCTAACTTTTGATCTTGCTCTAATATATAATACAATAACCAATATAAAACCTCATAAGTTTTATCTGATAGTAACAACCCTTTGGTTGCTAAAAGAATCCTTACCCTTTGGATAAAGCCATCCTTTTTATTATTTTTAAATTGTTGTTTTAGTATGTTCATGAATTTTTTATTTAAAATATTTTGGCAAAGGTAATATATTTTTTTATTAAATGTATATTTATTTTTAATTATCTAATACAACTAAATCTTTTTTTAACATCTCTTCTATTTCTTCTTTATTAAATTCACTACAATCTTGAGCTAACTCTAAAAACTTTTCTAAGTCATCTTTATGAATAGCAAACCTATTTAATTTAAATGTTTCATAGGGTAAACAAGATTCATCTAAAGTAAGTTCCTCAAGTAAAACTCCTTGTATATTCCCTTGAGTAGGATGTATAGTAATCCAAATAGCAGTATACTCTGCATCTTTAACTACCCATTTATCTTTAGGTATTTCTTTAGGTCTGTTAGTATCATCTATACATAATAGTCTACACATAACTTACTCTTTAATTTCTTTATTAATTAATTTATTAATCTCATGTCTAACATCATACCAAAGTTTTGCTTTGGTAGTAGTAATTAAATAATTAACTGCTACAATACTACAATTAGCAGCATAGAGTATCATATCTTTTTCATTGTGTAAATTACCAGTCAACAATGTTACATAATCTTCTAATAATTTTTTAGCTATTTGTTTAGGTGTCATTATAATTAGTTTAAAAATATTTTGCAAATATATAATATTTTTTTTCAATTAGTAATAAAAAAAAATACCAGCAATTCTTTTTACAGAATATACTGGTACTTAAAAAAAATATAATAAAAAATTAGCAGATATAGTTATAACCTTCTAACTAATAAGTTAGATAGTTACTCTTAAACATAGAAAGGTTACCCCGAATGAACAGGCTAACTTTAGTTTTAATAAGATTAGTTTCTTTGTTTCTATTGAGTAGTTGGTTTATAAATAACCATATATTGCTACTTAGGTTACTTACTATCCTGTATACATTAAAAGTAGAATTACTCTATTTAAACTTTTAACTTTCCTCTCCTTACCCTTCAGGTGATCTTGTTATCCTGGGAGGTCCTACCTTATTTAAAACTATCTAATGAAATCCTTACCAACCAACTTTTCAGTTCAAATCTCAGGGCATTAGAATTTGTCTCAGTGAAAAAACTTTTGCAAAGCTAAGTAAAAATTTTTAATTAGAACAAAATTATTTTAAAAAATTTTTGGAAGCCTTGTAAAACCTGAAAATTTTTTTTTAAAATTTTTTTACCCCCTACCCTAAAAAATTTTTTTGACACTAAGAGTTGGAGTACCCTCCCCAACCAAGCCCAGCCTAACTTCGGGATTTTGAAATACTCCCGTCATTTACTAACATTAAAAATTTTAAATTATGCAAACCAATTCCACGGTAAACCCAACAGACACTAGCACTTACATAGTATTAGATACTATTCCTATTGGTGCAAACACTTGTAAAATTATTTCAAGTGAAATTACTCGCTCTAAACAAGATAACTCTGAGGTTCAACGATTTGATCTAGAATTTGTTGGAGAGTATTCTCATGCAGGTATTCAAATATCTTGGAGAAAACTTGGCTCTGCTCTCAAAAAAGATGGCACACCCTTTACAGTAAAGCCTTTGACGACTCTGGATAATTGTGAAGTTGTAGTTTCTAAAAGAGCAGATGATAACACAAAAAATGGACCTAGATATTTCACAGTGAAAGGTCTACTTAAAGATTTTGATGTTGAAAAACAAGAAGCTGCTGAAAGAGCAAATGCTGTGTGGCAATAGTAATATGGGGGCTTTGCCCCCTTATATTACTTTTTAAAATTAATAATTGTAAATATTCAATTATTTAGTTATTTTTATTTAAAAAATTATAAAAAATTTAACATTATCTTAACATTGGAAGTGTCAAAATTTTCCTAATTTTTAATTTATTGTTTTAATTCAAAAATAAATTATTTATTTTCTAAATTAATAAATTAATAATTTATTTTTTTAAACTAACAAAAAATTAAATAAATTTAAGGTCATTAACTTTTGAATCTAATTCAAAACCTTAAACTAATTTAATAGGATAAACTTTATTATGGTCATTAACTTTTGATTTATTCAAAACCATAAGCATTATCCCAAGTTTGGTATCTATAATACCCTTTTTTTGTTAGTAATAGTGGGTGGTAAGTGGGGTAAGAAGGCTGGAGAGCACCTCATTTACCATTTAACTATTTTTAATTTTACCCAAAAGTTACATAATATAGCAAAATAAAAAAAACTTAACTCTTTCCAAGATGTTAAGGACACCAGTTTCTATAAATAATTATAGTTTTAGGTGTAAAACACAAATTAAACAGGACTTATTTATTGGACTTCATACAATAAAAGCTTTTTGGTGAGGAAAAACCATACTTTTTTTTAACCTTAAACTATTTACTATGATTAAATTTTTACAAATTAACAAAGTTTTCTTAATTTCAATGTTACTTGCATTTCTTTACACACTCTTTATTAAATTTATTTTAACACAAAATATAGAGAGTAGATATAAAGAATGTATGTCTAAATGTAATCCATATTATGGCAGTAAAGAATCAATACAAATTAAAGATTACATTATCTATGGTAAATAAAAATTAAAAGCTTTTTGCCCCATTTTGGCTTAACTATAAATGGGTTTTTTTTAACTATTAAAATTAAAATTATGTTAGTGATATTTGAACTAATAAGACATTACAAAAGCAATAAAAAAGACTTTATTTTATCTTGGCTATTTATCATACTATTATTTATATTTTTATATTTTGGTATGTTATTAGCTTCATTTTTAGAAAACTAAATTAAATCAATTATGAATAATCATGCTTACAATACAGATCAAGGAATAAAAGATTACTTAAAATTCCTTCAAGAAGTTAAATATGTTTATTTACATAAACCTATAACTTTAACTATTTCATCAAAAATAAATTTTTAATTTATGAAACAACAAGAAACACTTGAAGAAGCTGCTGAAAAATTCAGGAGTGAAAATCCAGGTACAATGGGAGGAGGAAACAATACTAAAATACTTAATGCTTTTATAGCAGGTGCTAAATGGCAACAAGAACAAGACAAGAAAATGTATAATGAAATGCAAGTCTATCAAATAATAGAATTAATTAGACTAACTGGAGAAAGTCCTGAATTTATTATGGAACAATTGAATAAACCAATTCATAAAAATCAAAATTTAAAAACAAATAATATATGAAAAAATTATTATTAGCATTAGCATTAATTACATTATTAACTTCTTGTTGTGATGAAGATGAAACAACAAGTAATCCTCAATTTATTTATAAAATTAATGGTAAAAAGTATAAGTTTATAAAAATAGCGCCAAATGAATATGATAGAGATGTTTGGATTTTTATTCCATTAGATACTAATACACAAACTCCTGAAGTGATTGTAACAAAGCAGCCTTATGGTAAATCTACTTATAATCAATCAACAATTATTTTAAAATAATATATTCTTTGCATAGTTAAAACAAATAAATATGAGACTTCAATTAACAAGTTACAAAACAACTTATACAGTAGAAACAGAGCATGATGATTTAGATATTAATGAATATTTAGACATAATGAAAGGTTTACTTATTCAAGCTACATTTACAGAGTCTACTGTTAATCAAGGTATTATTGATTTAGCAAATGAATTAAAAGAAAATGGAGTATGGAATAAATTAAAAAATAATTAAGATTTAACAACATTAAAAACAAACAAATTATGAAAAATGCATTAGGAAAAAACGAAAACTTAAAACTTTTTAACGAACAAGGTAAAATGGTTTATAGTTATTCCAAAGGTTTAAGGGGTGTATGGTATGAGTGTACTTATGATGAGAATGGTTATGTATTAACCTGTAAAAACTCATATGGTTATTGGGAAGAATATACTTATGATAAAAAAGGCAATATACTAACCTATAAAGATTCAAGCGGTAATTGGAAAGAATATACTTATGATGAAAAAGGCAATGAGTTAACTTACAAAAATTCAAATGGTACAGAAAGAGGGTTTAATATTCCTGAATATACTATGAAAGAACTTGTAGAAAAAATAAGAAATTTTAAATTAGTTAAAAAAAATATGGTATAGAAGAAAATAAATAAATAATTCTATGCTGATGGCTTGGTTTTAACCATTGTTTTCCTCAGTTAATATCCTGCTTTAATAAACTTGGTGACAGCTTGGAAAGACAAGCAATATAGTCAGGTGGCGGAATGGTAGACGCTATACGTAGATAACAACCGATAATCAATAGGTCGTGTTATCATACAGGTTCGAATCCTGTCCTGACTACAAAAATTAAATAATTATGAATAAAGAAGAAAAACAACAGCATTTGATAGTTTTGGGAATATTATTAATTCCTTTATTAGTTTTACTTTGTTGTCTATTAAAATAAAATAGTCAGGCGGCGGAATGGTAGACGCTATATAAGAGACAGAGGTCTGGTATCTCTTGGGAAAAAGCAAGTACCCTTATATAATATTGATAGCTAGAATAATACAGGTTCGAATCCTGTCCTGACTACGAGCTAGACACATAATAGTAATTGCACTAGTGCATTAAGAAGTAATTGAGTTATTGCATAAGTATGGGAATCTCAACCCTTTGTAATAATCTTAATAGCTTAATTGGAGTTCTATTACTGTAACTATAGCTAAAAATAGCTTGAGAAACTATGAGTAAGCTATAGACAGTTTAAATTAATTATTAATTAATAAAAATAAATAAATATGAGTAGTATAGAAAATAATTTTGTACCATATCAAATAGCTCTTGATATGAAGTTAATTGGATTTGATGAACCTTGTTTTGCATTTTACGATAGATTTGAAAATAATAAATTGATTTTTACTATTGAAGGGAGAAATGAAATTGGAACTATTGTAACTAATAAAAATTTTGTTATTTCTCCACTCTACCAACAAGCATTTAGATGGTTTAGAAAGAAGTATAATATATCCTACAGTATTGATTGGATAAGTAGAAGTTCAGAATTTTATAATGGATATTATGTTCATTTTAGAGGGATTAATGGTAATAAAATTAATCAAGAAAATTTTATAGTGTTGAATGATGAATTACCACCTATAGGGTATCAAGTTTATAAATCCTATGAAGAAGCAGAATTTGAATGTCTTAAAAAATTAATTGAAATTGTAAAAAATAAAAAATAAAGTTATGTATACTTTTAATCATGAAAAATTAGAATGGGAATTAGATATAGTAAAGCAAGAAAAATATAATTTATTTTTTAGAGCTACTATAGGATCTATTATATTAATTATTATATTAATAACCCATTACAAATTAGATGCTCAACAACAAGATAATATCATTGACTCACAACTAAAAGAAATCTCTACGTTAAAAACTAATGTTTTTTATTTAGAAACTAAATCTCAAAATAGTGCTACTGAATACTCAGACTTTAGAAAATCTTTACCTATCACACTAACTCAAGATCAAGAAAAAAGATTACATTATTTATATTTTAAATATAAACATGTAATTGAATTACATCATGTTCCTGCTAACTTAGTATGGTATATTGCATTTAAAGAATCAAACTTTAAAACTACAGTACAAAATAATAACTCTTCTGCAAAAGGTATGTTTCAATTTATAGATTTAACCTGGAATAATATGTGTAAAAGAGGTGGACTAAATACTTCTGGTAGAAACCACGAAGATAAACAAGTCAAAGTAATGTGTATTTATTTAGATTATTTATTTGATAAATACCATGACTGGAAAAAAGTCCATGAAGAATATTGTGGAGGAGTTATTAATTACACATTACCTTATTATAAATAATTTTAACTTAAACCATTTAACTATGTATGTTATTGAAGAAATAGGTAAAGATTTGTTTACCTTAACAGAAAAAGAAACTTTGACTGGTGAAGAATGGATAGTATTTAGTACAGGAGTTATACAAAATCCTGGTGGTAAAATTAACTATTTATTTTCCTCTAGTAAAGAATCTAAAATTTATGCAAAAGTATTATATGATGCTTTAACATCTATGGTAAAACCTAAAGACAAATGTATTTTATTGTTTAACACAATCCATAAAAAACATTTTGTTTGTTTATCAGAAAACTAATTATTAAAAATTATTACTAACAATTAAAATTAATTAACATGAATTACTTTTCAAAAAAATTAAACAAAGACATTACCCCAAAAGAAATACTAAGTTATGCTGATACTCGTAAAATTAACTATGTAAAAGCTAGATGTGAATTACAAATTACAGAAATACCAACACCTGCACCTAAAAAACATTTTAGAAATATTTCTAATAATGATATAAAATTTTTAGCAGTTTATGGAATAGTTAATCTAGGTTTAAAACTATAATTATGTATTTTTTAGTAGAACTATACTTTAATGCAAATAAATTAAATATTATAGAGATTAAATCTGATGCTGAATTATTAAAATATGAAAACAATAATGCTCATATTTTAATTTTATCAAATCAAACTCCACCTAAATTATTTGATACATTTATTTTAACAAAAAAATTAAGTCAAGCTTATTCTTTAGTTAAACTATTAGAACTTAATTTAGAGTTTGAAGAGATGCCTTTAAGTGTATTATTTAATCAATTAAAATTTGTTCACAGATCATTAATTTTAAAAGTTATAGAAAATGAAAACAATTGACAAATGTCCTGAGGGAGGTGAAGGAGAAGTAATCTCTTCAATACTATTTAATACTATTTCAAGATGTACTTGTGTAGAATGTCCTGCAGCTAGTAAGTGTAAAAGACTAATAGCTTATTTACTAGAAAAAGATGCACCACTTCAAGATACATTATATGTACCTTTTTGTGGAAATTTAACAAGTACTCCAGAACAAGATTGTAATTATTTTATTTCTAATGAAAAGTAAAATACAATCTGAAGCAATTAAAGCTCATATTGAGCATAACTGTAAATCTATTATTGGATTATCAGTAGGTATGGGCAAAACCAAAATAGCAATAGATAGAATTTTTAGTTTGAGGGAGTTAAATCCCTCAGCTAAAATTTTATTTACAGGTGCTAGAGAAGTTTATTCAAGAAACTTCAGGTCAGAATTAAATAAATGGAATTGTAGTGATAATAATATTGATATGATTTGTAATAAATCATTACATAATTATATTAAACATTATGATTTAGTTATTTATGATGAAGCTCATAAGGAGACAGACAGAGTGTATACTGAGTTATTAAAACTAATAAAAATTAATCCAAAAATAGAAATTATTGGTTTAACAGGAACACCTCTTTCTAATCATCCTATTTACAGTATTTTACCCATCTCTTATAAATATTTAATGCAAGATGCTATTGAAGAAAAAATGTTAAATAATTTTGAAATGTATATTTTAAAATATAATTTACCAGATGATGAAAAAGCATTATATGATTATTATTATAAAAGATATTTTAATGCTCCAATGGTAAAACATTATTGCCCAGAATTAAATAGATTAAAAATATTTTTAAATAATTTATCTAGTAAAGTTGATATAACTAATAATCTAATAAATAAAAATTTAAAAGATCATAAAATATTAATTTATGCAGGTTCTATTGAACAAAGTAAATTATTTGATTTACCTGTATTTAACTCTTCTTTAACTAAAGATAAAAAAGATTTAATCTATGATAATTTTTATAATTCAATTGATGGTAAGTTAGTTAATGTTGGTATTTTAAAAGAATCTGTTAGTATTCCAAATTTAAAATGTGGATTTGTTTTAGGTATTGATAGTTCAACATCTTCAAAACATCAATTAATAGGTAGATTTTTAAGATTAACTATAAATGATTTATCAAAAATTTATTTTATTGTAGCAAAAGATACAATAGAAGAAAAATGGGTATTAAATGGCATGGAGAATTTTAAACAAATAAAGATTATAAATTTATAATTATGAAAAAACAAGTCAAAATTTTAAAAATACCTAAAAGTAAATTTTTGGTAGCAATATATGACAATTTAAATAAAACACCATTAAACTTTTTATTTTCTACTTCTAAATTTATTGATACTATAGAAATTGATGAAAATTTTGAACACTATAATGTATATCAAGAATTATTTAGTAACAATATAATAGTTAAAAAAGAAATTAATAAAGAAGCTAAGTTTAATTTAAAGTTAAATTTATATATTATAGATAAATCTATAATGTCTTTTTTAATATCTTATTATGGTATGAATTGTTTTTATGTTCATTCAAAAAGTGATATACATCAGTTACAAACTAAGTATGGTAAAGCTTTTATATTTTTAAATAAATAAATAAATTAATATGGTAAATGTTACAGATTTAAGAAAATCTTATAATAGACATATAAAAAGTGAATATTCTTATTCTTTATTTTCTAAATTTATTAAAGGAACTTGTTTAATGTCTTCAAAAAGTAAAAATTATTTTGTTTTTACAACATCTTTATATAATGCTAACTTAATTTATATTAAAAATAATGAGTTTTTAACTAATTATATAAATTTTGTACAAAAAGCTACCAATACTATTATTGAATATAAGATAATAAAAAATGAAATAACTTTTGTTATTAAAATTGATAAATTAAAAGAACCTTCATCTTCTTCTAGTGTATATAGAGCTATGGTATTAGTTAGATTATTAATAATTAAATACTATTATATATTTCCAATAGCTATTATGGAATTACAAAAATATACAGATAGTATAGAAGAAATTTTATATTTAGCACCTTTTACATTTCCTCATGTTGCATATTATGGTATACATAATGGATTTAAAAGTTCAGTATATGATGATAAATTTACTGTAGGAGATCCTAAAATAATTATTAAATTCATAAGACCATTAATTACTGACAATAGATTTGTTTTTAATGATTATTTTTATCCTCATGAAGATTATAATGTTTATGTTGAAAATTTAGAAATAAAAGAAAAAATATTTACTTTATTTAAAAGTGGATTATTTAAAGAAGGTTATGAATGTTATGTTAAATTAAAAAAAGAAAATGAATTATGATTTTAGGAACAGATATAGAAATTTTTGTTACAAGAAATAACAAAGCAATTAATGCTTGTGGTATTGTAGAAGGTACTAAAACTTTTCCTTACCAATGGAAAGAAGGAGGATTTTTAACTTCTTTAGACTGTATTATGATGGAATATAATACTCCAATTACAGACAATAAAAAAGTATTTAAAAAACAAATCTTGGAAAGTCAAGATTATTTAAAATCTTTATTAGAAAGTGATTTACAATTATCTCCATTTCCTTTTTATGAAGTAGATGAAGAAGAATTATATACTGTAGAAAGTATTACATTTGGTTGTGAACCAGATTTAAATGCTTATACAGGTAAATATAATGTAGTAAAAGTTAATCCTATGAAGTTTAAAGGTAGGTCTGCAGGATTTCATCTTCATATAGATGTAAAACATAATCTTCAAAAAGATTTAGTTAAATTACTAGATTTTACTTTAGCTATTCCAAGTTTATTACTAGAGCCTGATAATGATCGTAAAAAATTATATGGTAATGCAGGTTCTTATAGAGATAATAATAAATGGGTAGAATATAGAGTATTAAGTTCTTGGTTTCAACAAGAAAGATATTTAGATTTTGTTTGGAATAATTCAGAACTAGCTTTAAATTTATTAGAATCTAACTTTAAAGATCATGAAAAATATAATATTAAAAATATTATAAAAAATAATGATAAAAGTAAAGCAGAATTATTAATTAAAAAATATAATTTATTATGACCATAAAGAGAACACCTTGTTGTGCATTATTATTTTTACAAGCTAAAAATTATGATAACGTTGATATAATGTATAAAAAACTTTTAAAAAAATATAATCAACTAGATCAAATTAATTGGCATGGTTATGGAAGAGGTGAAACTACTATTCAATGTATAGTCAAAAAAGAAGAAATTACTTTAAGAAGAAATCTTAAAAAACTAGGTTTTAGAAAAACACTAGAATTTAATAGAAGAGAAGTTTCTAACATAGATGGCAAAAAACAAACATTAGATATGTATGTTTTAAAATTACATAACTTAAAAAATCCTAAAAAAATATGATACTAGTAGGTAAAGATGGTAGACCTTCAATGAAAGCTGTCTATCAACACATGAAATTTAATTGTGAATTAAGAATCAGAAGAAAAATTAAAAATAAAGAATGGTTTAGATCATTTAATTATAATGTTTCTGATTATTTTATTAAAAAATCTATTAATGCTCCTTTTAATGAAAATGTAATTATTAGATGGGGTAATAGAATACCTTTACCAGTTAATAATAATAGTATTGTTTATAATAATATTAAAGCTCTAGAAAAAATTAATAACAAAGGATTAACTAGACAAATATTAAAAAATAATAATATATTAACTCCCTATTATACCTATGAAGAAATTTCTGAAGATTCTAATTTAGAATATCCTATAATTTGTAGACCTTTGCAACACGCAAAAGGTAGAAATTTTATTGTACTAAATAATAGTAATGAATTAAATCATTTTTTAGATTTAAATGAAATGACTAATTTTTATTTTGCACCTTATTTAGAAAAAGATGCAGAGTTTAGAGTACATTGTGGTTTAGGTAAAGTAATTTCTGTATTAGAAAAACCAAAGCCTAGTAATCCTAGTCAAAAAGCTTGGAATAGATCTTTAAATGGAGATCCATTTATTTATATTCCTTGGTCTGAATATAATTATGATATGTGTATAACAGCTTTAAAAGCAATGGAAGCAGTTGGAGCTGATTTTGGTGCAGTAGATATTATTAGATTTGAAGATAAATATTATGTATTAGAAATTAATTCTAGTCCAACTTTAATATCTAATGATTATACTGTTCAAAGATATGCTAAACTATTTGATTATATTCATAGACATACTAAAACAAGTAAGTTAGAACATTGGGATTTTAAAAAATTTAAAAATTCTAAATCATTAGCTTGGAAAAACTTTCAATTAGATTCAGACATTAATATAATTAATCAAAATGATAGAGATAATTAAAAGATTAACAGAATTATTATTATGGTCTGATAGGCTAGGTTCTTTTGAAATACATGAAATAAAAGAAATTATTAAAGATTTAAAAACATTAAGTGAAGATGATAAAAAATAATATTTTAATTGCAAGCTATGGCACTTTACGTAAAGGTTATGGTAATTCTAGACTTGTAGATATTCCTGGTCAGACTAAATGGTTAGGTACAGGTAAAACTGTAGATAAATATCAAATGAGAGCTAGTGGTATTCCTTTTGTTAATAAAACTCCAGATACACAAATTGTTGTAGATGTTTGGGAAATTAACAGAGACTTACATTTGCCATCAGTAGATAGACTAGAAGGACATCCTGAATGGTATTGTAGAGAAGAAATTAATGTTGAATTAAAGGGTCAAGTAATAAAAGCTTGGCTTTATTTTATGGAAAACTCAGGTTCTACAATTATTACATCTGGTGATTATAATGATTATAGACCTATTACTAACAACTAAATAAAAAATATATGTGTGGAATAACTGCATTTATAGGCAATAACTATAAAAATCCAAATATATTAAAGTTAAAGTTAGCAAGTATTGCAAATGATTCTAGAGGAGGACATGGGGTTGGCATTTGGGCTAACCCTGCCCCAAGTAATTATTCTTATAAAGATGCTACTAAAGCTAATTTTTCAGAATTGTATACAAACCTTCACTTTACTAAAAAAACAACTAAAGCTACTTGTGTAATTAGCCATACTAGATATGCTACTAAAGGAAGTAAAACAGATGAAAATTTGCATCCTTTTATTATTGATGATAACTTTGTATTTTGTCATAATGGTACTATTTATAATATAGAAGATTTAGTTAAAAAATATCCTATAGATATTGATACAAATGATAAAGTAGATTCTTTTTTATTAGCTAATATTATTTATAAATATGGTTATGATGTTTTAAAAGAATATAGAGGTAAAGCAACTTTAGTATGGACTGATAATGGAGGTCAAACTCTTAAAGTATTTAAAGGTGAATCTAAAACTAATAATAACATTTTAACTGAAGAAAGACCTTTATTTGGTGTTTATCTTAATGAAGGTTTATATTTATCTTCTGTTAAAAAAGGTTTAAATTTTATTTGTACTTCAGAAGAAAATAAAAATATATTTGATATTAATACTAATTGTATTTTTGAATTTAAAAATAATAAAGTTATAAGTACTGTTGAAATAGATAGAACTGAATGTTTTCAAGATGAAGTTTTTGTTAGTAAATCTTCTTTTTATACACATAGTAATTATAATTTATTTTCTAATACTACAAATAGTTTTGATGAACATCAATCTGATAAATTTAAAATTTTATTTGAAAAAGGTTTATTTAAAACTAAATCTAAAAATAAATTATTACATGGTGTATATAGATCTAATAAAGATAATACTATATTTAATTTAATAAATAAACCATTAGATAGTATATTAGATGAAGAATATATTTATGTTTTTAATAAAGGTATTTGGGTAAATTTAGAATTAATAAGAGCAAAAATTTTAAGTAAAAATCTTGAATTTAATATTAATAATATTTTAAGTTATGAAGTTCCAAACCATGATTTGGAAAGTATTAGTATGGTTCCTATAAAATATAATAGCACTTGGTATAAACCTATTAATAAAAAAAGTAATGTTTATTTTCCATTACCTAAAATATTTATTAACAAACATTTGTTTTTTGAAAGTTTTAATATTGTAAAAATAGAAGAAATAGATAGTAATAGAAATAATATGTTATTATCTATTCCTAGTAAATCTAGTTTAGAAATTGATACAGATTTCTTAGATGAAAAAGAAGTAATAGAAAAATTTTATTGTGAACAATATTTCTTTAGTTATCATTTATTAAAATTTATTTTACAACCTAATCTTTCTAAACAAACTATATTAAACTTTATAGAACAAAATCCTTTATATAAACTAGAAATGTTTGATCTAATGATAGATACTTCATCTGTTGTTGCTAACTCTAAATTTACAGAATTTTCTACTGTATTATTTAATGTTTATTGGAATGATATGGTTAAAGAATATGGTTCTTTTTGTGAAGCTATTAATAATCATGTATTAGAATTTTATATTGCTCACAATGAACCTGTTGAAGATGAAGATGAAGACGAATTTTCAAGTTATAATTTTAATGAACAAGAATATTTAAGAGGTTATTAAAAATAAAATTATGAAAACTTATAAAAAAGTTATTGACATTCTTGGTAACGAAGTACCTAGAAAAGAATGTATTATTTATAGAAAAAATTATTATCATATAAATCATCCTGATGTATATTTTATAGAAGATTTAAATAAACATTATCATTTTAGTAAATTAATTAGAGATAATAGTTTTGATTTTGGTGTAATTTCTTATGATAAAAATAATAAAACATTTACACTAGGATTCTTTCTTAAAGATCCTACTAAGATGGAACAAATTTATTTTAAATGTACCAAAGATCTTGTTTTTATTAATAAGGGTAAAATTTTTCAATATGATACAGCTATAGTTTATATAAAAGATGTTAAAGAAATTTTATATGATTCAGATTTTATTTTTAATAAAGCTAATTCTAAATTTTATTATATTGGAAATATTACAGATCAAGAAAGTTTTATTGAACAAATAAAAGAAGAAACTTCATCTTCTATTGCAACTCATAGAGCTTATAATATAGAAGATAATTCAGATTATCAAGAATCTGTTCTTTTATATAATAAATCTAATATTGAAATAGAAAAAACTACTTATAAATATAAAAAATATTTAAAAAATTATACTTTTGGTATAGAGTTAGAAACTTCTGAAGGTTCTGTATATCGTCATAGTTTAAAAAAATATGGATTTTCTATTTGTAGAGATGGTTCTATTGATAATGCAGAGTATGTTTCTGTACCTATGTCAGGATTAAAAGGTATTGAGAGTATTAAAAAATTTATGAATTTAAATGCTAATAATGTTAATACTGATATAAACTGTAGTTTGCATGTTCATATTGGTAATATTAGAAATGATAAAGTTTTTATCAATGCATTGTATAATTTTTTATATTATTTTCAACATGATTATTTTAGTTATTTTCCTTATTATAAAAAAGAAAATGTATTAAATAAAAGAAAACATTATACTAAACCTTTACCTCCTTTATGTAAAAATATATCATTTAATAAGATAGATAAAAAAGAATTTGAATATCTTGTTAATTATAATAACAAAAATATATTTTTATTTTTAACAGATGGAATTGCTTCTTGTAAAAACTTTAACAAAAAGAATAAGAAACATCCTTTAAAAAATAAATGGGATAGAGTAAACAGGTATTATGTATTTAATTTTATGAATTTATTATTTTCTAGTAGAAATACTATAGAATTTAGAATTCATGAAAATACTTTTAACTCTAACAGAGTTATTAATCAAATTTTACTTTCTATTGCTATCTTTGAGTTTGTGCAAGATCACATAAAAGAATGCTTAGAAGGACATGTATTTACTGTTATGGATGTAATTAATTATTATTTTAAAGATGAAGTTAAAAAAGAATTAATTTATTATTATAATAATAGAAAAAATTTGTTTTTTACAGATAAATTGAGTACTTTTGCATCTTATACAAATAATCATTATGCAAACACCTAATAAAGAAACACTAAGATTAAGTTACAGTTCCTTGAGTAGATTATTAAAAGAAGGTAAAGATTCTTTTTTAAACCCAGTTTATAAAAAATCTTCTTTTTTGGAAAAAGGAACTGTAATTGATAAAGTAGTATTTAATGAAGAGTTTACGGAAGAAATATTAGATATTGAGCTTCCTAAACCACAAATAAAATTTATTATAGAATTTATTATTAACAATCAAAAAGAATTTAATTTAGAATCAGTTGAAGAAGCTGCTACTTCATTAAATGTAAAATCTAAGAATTATGAAAAAATATTAAATACTGTATTAAGTTATCCAGATTATATTAGCTATTTTAAAGATCCTAAAAATAAAATATTAAAAGATAATTTTGATTTAGGAAAAGAAATAGGTACTTACTTAAAGAAAGATGAAAAAGTTAATTTTTTATTTTCTGAAGGTGAAGCACAATTTAAATGGGAATTTAAATATAGAGATTTTAATTTTTTAGTTAAATTAGATTATTTAAAAATTGATAAAGCAAATAAAGAAATAATTGTAACAGATTTAAAATCTAGCAGTTATCCTCCACAATTTCCTGAGTCAGTTAAAAAATATTATTATCATTTACAAGGTAAGTTATATTTAATGGGAATAGAAGATTTTATGGAAAAGAATGGTTATGGTGATTATACTTTACGCCCATTTCATTGGGTAGTTTGTAACTCTGTAAAAATAGATGAACCACTAATATATCCTCTATCATATAAAGATGAAATTCAAGGTAAAGTATTAATAGACGATGCATTAGATTTAATTGAAAAATACATTAAAAATGATTGGAATGACCTTGAAGAATCCACATCAGACATATTTTTTTAAAGAATTAGAAGATTTAAAGATAACTCAAACTTCTTTGTTTTTGTTAAATCATATAAATATTTTTAAAAATATTTCTAACAATTTATCCACTTTAACATACTTGCATAATGAAAATTTAATTAATTCTTATTTATTTAATAAAGAAGTTGAATATAATTATGCAAGTGATGTTATTTATTTAGTATTTAAAAAAGATGTTAAGTATTTACCTAATGTTAATTTTAATAAGAACAATGTAACTATATTAGAAGTATTAGAAGAAATACCACAAACATTAGATTATTATGAAAATGATTTACATCATGTATTTGCAATAAAACCAGATAATGAAATATTTAATATTCATGTAAATTTATTATTAAAAGGATTGTATAAAAGTATGAAACCTTTACATTCTTCTGATATAGTAAGTAATTTTATAAATAATTTAATTAAAAAAGAAGGTTTATATAAAATAATTCAATCTGAATTACATATTAAAAATATTCCTCATCCATTTTTAAAATTATCTATAGATAAAGAAACTTATGATCCTGAAAATTTTAATCCTATTACTTTTAAAGATTTTCAACTATTAAAAAAATATACATAATGAATTATATTATAACCAAAAATAAAGATTTTTTTACAAAAATTGGTAATTATAATTATTGTTCATTAGAAGATATGGTTTTACCTGATATAATAGCTATGGATACAGAAACTACAGGTTTAGATCCAAAAATAGATGAAATATTTTCTATTCAAATAGGTACTGGATTTAATAATTATCTTATAGATTTACAAATTTATAAAGAAAATAAATCTATTTATTTATCAGAAGTAATTCCTTTTATAAAAGATAAAACTTTAGTATTTCATAATGCTGCATTTGATTTATCTTTCTTTTTTGTTAAAAATTACTTTTTAAAAAAAGTAAAAGATACTATGTTAGCTTCTATGATTTATTATAATGGAAATTCTTTTATAAGACATTCATTTAAAGAATGTATGTTAAGAGAATTAAATATTAATTATGATAAAACAGAACAAGCTAACATTTATAATGTTAAATTAAGTAAATCATCTGTTATTGAATATTGTTTTAATGATGTAGATAAATTACTTGAATTACATTCAGTTTATGTAAAAAAATTAGAAGAATACAAAGCTATAGAAAGTTATAATTTACATTGTCAACATATAAGAGCATTAACTTATATGGAACTATGTGGGTTACCTATATCTGTAGAAAAATGGAAAAATAAAATGGATAATGATTATAAAAAATATAAAGAATGTGAACAATTAGTTACAGATTATATTTTTAATTATTTACCTAAATATAGAAATTTGCAATTAAATTTGTTTTCTACTGAAAATAAAATTACTTGTTTATTATCTTCTCCTCAACAAATGATACCAGTGTTTAAAGACTTTGGTATTAATGTTGAAATTAATGAAAAAAATGTTATTAAAGAAAGTTTAGAAAAATCTGTTATTTCTAAAAGTAAACATCCATTTGTAAAACTTTGGTTAAACTTTAAAGAAACAGAACATAATGTAACTACTTTTGGAGATAGTATTTATTCTAAAATTCAAAATAATAGAATATATACTAGATTTAAACCTATATTAGATACTGCTAGAATTGCATCAAGAAAAGGTGAAATAAACTTTTTAAATTTTCCAGCTAATTCAGAAACAAGAGATTGTTTTACTGCTAATCCAGGATTTAAAATGATTTGTTGTGATTATGAAGGTCAAGAAAATGTTGTTGGTGCAGATTTAACAGGAGATATAGCATTAATTAAATCTATTACAGATGGATTAGATCTTCATTGTGCTTTTGCTAAATTATTATATCCAGAAATTAAAGATTTACCTGATGATATAATTAAAAAAGAACACAAAAATAAAAGAAACTCTGCCAAAGCACCTAGGTTTGCTTTTACTTATGGTGGTACAGGTTATACTGTAGCTATGAATGAAGGTATACCACTTGAAGAAGGTATGAGATTAGAAAATTTATTTAAAGAATTACATTCTGGAGTTTATGAATATGGTAATAAAAAATTAAAAGAATCTATTGAATTAGGATATATTGAATATGCTCTTGGTTTTAAATTAAGATTACCTAAATTTGATAGATTTACTAAATTACATAATTATATTTCTAAACTTGATAATGACTTTTGGACCATTTATAGAGAAGGTAAACAAGAGTATAAAAATAATAAAGAAGCTAAATTAAAAAATGAAGAATATGTTATTCAAAATACTACAGCATATAATTTATTTTTAAATAATAAACATGAAATAAGTGAATATTTTAGTTTAAAATCTCAATATTTTAGACTTTGTTTAAATGCTCCTACTCAAGGTACATCAGCACATCAAACTAAATTTGCTACTATATTAATTTTTAATTATATAGAAGAACATAATCACTATTGGAAAGCTAGAATTGCTAATGTAATTCATGATGAAATATTGTTAGAAGTAGAAGATTCTTTAGTAGAAACTTATAAACATGTTGTACAAGATAGTATGAGAAAAGGAGGTAATTTTTTCTTAAAAAATCCTATTTTAAAAATGAATGCAGATGCCAATATAGGAAACTCTTGGTATGAAGCAAAATAAATTATGTAAAAAATATTTCTTAATTAAAACATATAAAATATGATTAAATAATGAGTAATAAATATAGAAGAAAAGGTCACCTATTAGAGCAATTAACTGTAAAAGACCTTAGAGATGTATTTCCTAAAACTAAAACTTCAAGAAATGCTTCTCATTTATTAGATAGTTGTAAAATTGATTTGGCTTTTTTGCCACTTAATATACAATGTAAAATGGGTTATATAAATAATAGACCCAAGTGGGATGTATTAAGAGATGAAAGTAAACAACTTTTAGAACAACATTATCCCAAAAATGATCCAATTCATAAACATCCTTATATTTTAAGACATAAGATGGGTAGAGTAGATATTGCTTCTATGGATTGGAAATTCTTTTTAGAAATTTATAAATATTATGTTAAAAATAATCCAGAACAATTCTCAGGTTATCAATAAATTATCTGAGATTGAAATTAATAATTCTAAAATATTAACTGAATTAATAATTATAGATAAAAAAAATAATAATGAAAATGTAAATTTAATACTAAATAATCATGAAATTTTTGTATCTTTGTACAATGATTATTTAGAACAACAGCAATACCAACAAATTTTTAATGAATTAAATAATTATCATGGCAAAAACAATTAATGAGATTTTATTATTTATGTCAAATAATAATTTAAATTATAAAGATGAAGAATTAGTATCAAATTTTACAATATTTTTTAATGATGATTATATGCCATTATCTAGTATTAAAAATGAAATAACAAAATTCTTAAAAAAAGATACTGACAATTTTCATAGTGAATCTAATAGATTAGTAGTTTTGGATTCTTCAAATATTTCATTAAATAAAATTTTAGAAGAACTATCTTATCAGATGTCTATAGATACAAAAGAGGAAGAAGAATATTTTTTTCCAGGTATATTTCCTACTAATGAAGAAGAAGAAAATAATGGTTTCTTTTAATTTTATAATTTAAAAATTATAATTATTAAATAAAAATTGATTAAATATTAAATGATTACAGTTGAGGAAATAGGAAAATTATTAATCAATTATCCTAAATGTAAATTTCCTAATCCATTATTAAGAAATGGGTTAATTAGATTTATAGATGGGAATGAGTCTAACACAGAGTTATCTAACTTTGAATTAACAAATTTAGGTAGCTCTGTACTTAATGGTACAAAATATGTAACTAATGTTACAGATGATTTTGTAGAAAATTATTATGAAAAATTTACTCAAAATATTTTAGGTATTAGTAAAATATCTTTTAGTCCAAAATCTTTAATTAAGAAAAAACTAGAAGTATTTATTAATAAATATAAAACATCTTCTGAGGAAATTTTAAAAGCAGTAGATTTTTATCATGAAAACTGTAGAAATAATGGTAATTTAGTCTTCTCCCTAGATGCCCAATATTTTATAGAAAAAAATGGTGGAAGTTTATTGTTAGATAATATTTTAGAAATGCGTAAAGGAGTTTTTATTAAAAACGATAAATTAGTATTCTAATGGAAGTATTAAATGTAATTAAACAAAACAAACAACAACTAATAGATGGATATATTAATTGTATACCTAATCCATTTAATGGTATGAAAAAATACTTTAGTGGTATTTTTCCAGGAGCTTTGGTTTGTGTTACTGCAGAAACTTCTGTTGGTAAAACTTCTTTAGCTAAGTATTTATATGTATTTAGTGTTGCAGACTATATGTTATCTTTAAACAACCAATCTGATTTAGATTATGTATGTTATTGGTTTGGTCTTGAAGAATCAGTGGAAGAATTTGACATTAGTATTATTCAGTATGCTTTAGCTAAATATTACAATGTCAATAAAACCCAAGATGAATTATTATCTAGGGTAAATCAACTAGATGATACTACAATTAAATTAATTGAGTCTGATATAATACAAAATTATTTTAATTTAGTAAAAAAATTTATAATATTTGATGATCATACATCAAATCCTACAGGTATTTATAAACAATGTAGGAATTTATCTTATTCTAGAGGCAAACACATACATAAAACTATTGATACAAAAGATGGTCCAATGGAAGTTTATAGTCATTATGAACCTAATAATCCTAATGAAATTGTTGCTGTGGTTATAGATAATGTTAATATCTTAGAACCAGAGAAAAATGATTTAGGAATTGCTTTGGATTTGTCTGGAAGTATTGACAGAATGGTAAATTCTTATGCCAGAAAACAAATGTCTAAACATTGGAATTGGCATGTATGTTGTGTTCAACAACAACAAATGGCAGCTGGTGACTTAAACCATTTTAAAGCAGGTAGATTAGAGCCAGAGCCACAAAAGTTAGGAGACAATATTAAAGTAGCTAGATCTTATCAAGTTATTTTAGGATTATTTTCTCCTTACAAACATAAGCTAAATAATTATTATGGTTATCAAATTTTAGAATCTGATAAATCTAATGGGTTAGAAGATTGTTTTAGATCAATTCACATGTGTAAAAATAGATTTGGCAGAACTGGAGTTGCAGAACCTATTTTTTTTAATCCAAAAGGATTTTCATTTGAATCTTTGCCTAAACCTAGTGATAGTTTAGCTATTTCTCAATTTATTAATAAAAAAAATTCAATTTTAAATGAGTAAAGCAAATTTTTTATTACCTACTACACCTCAAAAACCAAGTGTAGTAAATCCAAGAACTATGGTAATTTTCAGTCAAAAGAAAACTGGTAAAACCCATGCTCTTTCTAAACTACCAAATTCTTTAATATTAGATATGGAAGGTGGTGCTGATTTTTATGAGTGTACAAAAGTTAATATGACAAATATTACAGAGTTTGATACAATCATTCAAGCATTTTCAGAACAAAAACCTCAATATAATTATATTATTATTGATACTGTAACTTCTTTAAAAGAGAAAGTTTTGAATCAATTGGCAGTTAGATCTTATAATAGAGAAGAAAATAAAAATGAATCTCTAGATTTTGATGTAGATAAACTGGCTTATGGTAAGGGTCAAGTTTACAAAAGAGAAGCTCTATTTAAAATTATGGAATTTTTTACTAAATTCTGTAAAACTTTAATTGTTGTAGGTCACGTTGCAGATAAATCTGTTAGTGCAACTGGTCAAACTATTAAAGAATTAAATTTGGAAGGTAAATTAAAAGATTTACTAGCTTTAAGAGTGGATGCTATAGGTTATATGTATAGAGATCCTGAAAATAAAAATACAAATATTCTTTCTTTTGCACATACAGATGATGTAATAGGTGGCTCAAGAAGTAAACATTTAAGAAATAAAGAATTTAAAATTTCAGAACTTGATCAAGATGAAGAGTTAGTAACTTTTTGGGATCAGGTATTTATCTAATTAACAATTTTTAACAAATTAACAACTTTAAATTTAATATAAATATGAATAATAACGTAAAAACAGCAAGTAATACAACTACATTTAAAAAATATTATGGTGTAGGATCTTTTCAACCATTAATGATTAACCCAAATAGTAAAGATTTGGGAACATTTTTAAATAGACAAATTAATACAGAGCCTCAATATTTGACTACAAAAAATATTGATGGTAAAGATGTAAAATCTTTAAGAATTGATATTTGGGGTATACTTCCAAAAGTAGATGTTAAAACTAAAATTACATTTTGGTTAGAAGGTAGATATGATGTATCACGTTCTGGTAAAACTAAAATGATTAATGGTCAAGGTTTTGCTACTTATGTAGAAGATTTATCAATTTTAAATAAAAATAAAAATTGGTATTATACTGATAATGCAAGAAAATGTATTAAAGGAGAAGATATTGTTGTTGACTTTTTTGTTAAACTAATGAATTGGGAAACTGAATTATCTAAATTTACTTTGAAAGATGGAGATACTCCTCAAATATTTCTACCAGTAGAAAATTTGTTTAAAGGAGATTTTTCTGATTTGCAAAAATTAGTTTTGGAAAATAAAACTATTAAAGTTTATGCAGGTATTAAATCTAGACAAGTAGATAACAATACTTATTATGATATGGAAATATATTCTAAAGCATTTATGAAAGATAATCCTAATAAAAAAGGAGCAAAAGAAATTATAGATGCACTAATGGGAGAATATAGTTCTTTCTCAGGTAATATTGCACCTATTTCTGAAACTTTGGAAGAATTTAATATTGAAGCAGTAAAAGCTGAAATTTCTCAAAAAGCTGAAACTTTATCTGAAGATAATCCGTTTGCATTTTAATAAAACCAATTTATGATATATACTTTAGATCAACAATATGAAATATTTAATTATTATTTTGGACCTGTTGAACTTAAAAAAAGTTTTAAAAATCCTTTAAGGAATGATAAAACTCCAAAATGTTATTTTACAGAAAGAAATGATACATTATTCTTTATGGACTGGGCTTTTATGCCCACCCATTTAGATTGTATTGAGTTTGTAAATAAACAATATAATTTAAATGATAGAAAATCTAGTATAAATAAAATTAATTTAGATTTAAAGTATAGTAATAAAGTTAAAGGTAATTTTTTATCTCAAGTTCAAGGGGAGCTCCAAAAAGCTCCTCTTTTAACTTTGGATAAAGTAACTAATACATTAGAAAAATCTAATTATAGTGTAATTACCAAATCTTTTAATAATATTGAATTAAATTATTGGAATCAATTTCAAATTAATTTAGATATATTAAACAAGTTTGAAATTAAACCTATACAATATGTATTAAAAAATAATATTATTAATTATTCAGCTAGTAACTTTAATCCTATTTTTGGGTATTATGAAAATAATGAGTTATTTAAAATTTATAATCCTATAGGTAAATCTTTTCAAAAATGGAGAACTATTAAAGCTATATTAGAAGGATATTCTAAGTTAGAATATAAAACTAATATTTGTTTTATTACATCTTCTTTAAAAGATACTATGTGTTTAACTGCATTAGGTTATGATGCTTTTAATTTACCTAGTGAAAATAGTTATAAAATTTTCTTACCTGTTATAGAAGATTTATTTAGTAAATTTGAAGCAATTTATGTTTACTTAAATAATGATGAAGCTGGTAAAAAATTCTCTAGATTATTAACATTAGAAATTGATACTAGATTAAAATATATTAATAATCCATCTTTTATGCAAGAAAAAGACCCTTCAGATGTTATTAAATTTTTAGGATCTAATAGGTTATTAGAAATAATTAATGAAAGATTATTAAGAGATCAAATAACTTTAAAAATCAAATAATTATGAGTAACATAGAATTAACGGATGATGATTTTTATGAAAAATACACTCCAGAATATAATCAAATTTTAATTAATAATACTATCTATAAACCAGAAGATATGTGTTCTTTTGGTGGTTGTATGTATGAAACTTTTGATGAAGAATTTGATTATGTAAAAAACCAACCTAAAGAAAATGTGTGGACTATTATAGATGAAGAAGATGAACTTTATATTGTATCAGGTTTACATATTGTTAATAGATTAGGTTATTTAATTACTAAAGAACCATGTAGTTCTAAAAATGAAACTTATATAATTAAAGATATTTAATATGATAGTAAGAATAAAAAAATTAAATAAAAATGCAGTAACACCCTCTTATGCAAATCCTGGAGATGGTGGAATGGATCTAACCTGTACTGAAATAGAATTAGATACTAATGGTAACTATGTTTATAAAACAGGCTTAGCTATGGAAATTCCTAAAGGATTTGTAGGATTATTATTTCCTAGATCTTCTAATTGTAAAAAAGATTTAATGTTGACAAACTCCGTTGGAATTTTGGACAGCGGATATAGAGGGGAAATTATGTTTAAGTATAAACCTAATTACCAATATTTTGTTAAAAAAGATGATGCTATTCCTGGTAATTTATATGAACTTGGAGATAGAGTTGGTCAATTAATTATTTTACCTTATCCTGAAGTAGACTGGGAAGAAGTAAATGAATTATCTGATTCAATAAGAGGTTGGGGTGGTTATGGAAGTACAGGTAATTAAAAAATTTATTTTAAAATATTTTTATTATATTTGCACCTTAAAAATTAATTAAAAAATAAAATTAAAAATTTAAACTTATGGAAATTAAAATTATTATTTTTTGTTTTTATTTTATTATTTCTGCAATAGCTAATTGGCAATTTTGGAAACTAATAAATAAACTTAAAGAAGAAAAATCTGAATTACAAAAAAACCTTGATGTACTAACCCAAGCATATCATAGTTTAATTGTAGAAAAGAAAAAGAATCCTATTGATATTAGCAGTAATGTTAAAAATAAAACTGTTCCTGCAATTGAGGAAAAACCAATTAAAAAATCTAATAAACCTAGAAAAAAACCAGTTATTAAAAATTAAAATTTTATAATAAAATAAATAATTTTAAAAACTAAGTTTGTAAATTTAAAGATTTATATTTTTAAGTTTACAAACTTTTTTTTTCTAAAAAATAATTAAAAATGATAGAATATAATTCAGAACAATTAATAAATAAATATATTAATATTGGATTAAATAAAGAACAGGCTATAAAAGCTGCACTTATAGATATAAATAATACCAAATCTTTAGAAAAAAAATTATTACCTTGTAATAATCCTATAAGTATAGCTATCTTTGATGAATTATTTTTAATTAAAAAAGATTTAGAAAATATCTTACATAATAATTTTTAAAATGATAGATAATATACAAAAAATAACTTCTTTATTAGAATTTAAACAAGGTTGGGTATATGAAATTTTTATTATTAAAAATCAAGATACCTTAAATATTTTAAATTACTATTTAATTCATAATGAAGAAGAGTTATTAAATACTTATGAAGATATGAAAAAAATAGCTGATTTATTTGATGCTAAAATTTATATTAATCTTCAACAATACTCTTTAGAAAAATTAGGGTTTAGCATATCTGAAGTAATATTAAATAAATTAAAAAATAAAAATTATTTATTTAAAGATTTAATAAAAGAATCAACTAAAAATTTATCTTCAGAACAACAATATTGGAACATAGAAATAAATTCTAATATTTCACATAATAATTTTCTTAGAATAAAAACATTAATTAATGATTGTAATCCTAATGGTAATCATACTGTTGCTAATATTGAGGGTTTAAATGTTATTCATTTAATTACTAAACCTTTTAATACTAAACAATTTATGATTAATCAAAAAGAATATTATCAATGTATTATTAATAAAAATAGTATAATATTATTGTATTATAATGATAAAGAAAATTAAAATTTATTCATATATTTGCAACCCTTTTTCACTTTAAAAAAAAAATAATAAATGAATGGTAAAGAAATAGCTTCACAGCTAAAATTTAATGAATCTTATGCTAAGTTTTTAAAGCATAAAAACAGGTTAGAAACCTGGGAAGAATCTGTTGATGATGTAATGCAAATGCATTATAATAAATTTTCAACAAGAAGTAATTGGAATGAAATAGCTC